GAGTGCCTCTTTATTTTATACTCGTACTTGTTGTACTTGTAAAACTTTTAAAGTAAGATCTAGTACAATTTTTTCACGAAGAGTTTCAAATGGCTCGTTTAATTCTGTTGGACAAGGGGAAAAGTCTAATTCGAAAAATTGAGCGCTGACTAATTCGCAATATGGTTGTTCGTTATAAAATACTCTATTTTCGAAGAAGTACTTGTCCAAACGTGGTAAATCACCATTTTTAGGATTAATAAAGTGAGACGTAGTGTCTGAGGAAGCGGCTACTAAAGCTTGTGATAGAAAATCACCAGCTGTTAAATCAGCAAAACCAGAAAATGGAACATTAGCAATGCGGTCATATAGCACTCCATTACACTCGTCATTTGCGTATTCAATGTTTTTACGGATATATCCTTGTACAAATAATTTTGCTCTTGTAACTCGGCGATAAGGTGTACCTTCTACTGGAGTGAAGGCTACAGGAACTAATTTACATTGTGTTAAAAATGCATTTTTTAAAATACGTTTGATTTCAACTGCTGGAGGATCTAATGAAATATCAGATTCTACAACAATTTGAATCGTTCTTTCTGCTAAAACAACTGGGATTTTTACAATGGGTGCACCTGGAGTAAGAATTGGTGTTGCAGCTGCATCACTTAATGGTGTTTGAGTTTGTCCATTTACCTCACAAGGTACGTTAATTGGGCATTGTTCACTCATATTATCTAATCTCCTTTTTAAAATAAATTTAGATTTTTAAAATCTTTCAATGTCAATATATTCGTTTTTTTCATTTATGTATAAGCATGTACACTAGTTTTTGAAATTTATTTATAGAAATTATTAATAGGAGATATTTTTATAAGGTGTATGCTTCTATGTAATTTCATTGCACTCAATATATGGATTTAATAATATATTATTCTAATAAGATTTATAGAAAGAGAAACATGAGTTTTTTATATTGAAGTTGTAGATTTGAGAGTTGATCCGAATTTGGAGTTTTATGTACTGAAGGGTGACGAAGGATTATACATTTCTATAAAACTATCAATAGTCTTGTATATTCTACTGTAATTGTAGAAGTAGAATATACAACATTAGTAAATGAAAAAATAATACATGTGAGTAAACCAACATTCGATAAGGAAAAAGAGTTAGAAATCCTTCAAATTATTTATGTTGTTAAAAGGTGGTGTGAAAACGAAAAAGTAATTCAAACTACAGTTTCAAATACAGAATAGAAGGATAGGGAAATAGTGGCAGATTCGTGACCGCTTTTTGGCAGTAAATGTGCCGGTTGTTTTGGCATTTCCGTGTTATATTTGTATTGTGAGAAGTGGCGGAAAACACAGCTCATAAAGATTCCTTTATAATCTGTATGTCTAAACGGTTTCATTATGACGGCACATAAAATCCGAAACCAGCAAATGGTACTGATTGAATGCTACCGTTATTAAGGAGAGCTTTTGCTCTTCTTTCAGCTAACAACATCCTAGGTAGATGGAATGAGGGGGAACCCGATAAGTTCGCCAAGAGTGTCTGTCGCGGTTGTTAGCTGAGAGAAGAATAAAACTTCATTTACCGTAATTGAATTACAATTTAAATAAATGACAATGAAGCATCCATTTGGGTGTTTTTTATTTTGGAGGAGGATGAAAGGGATGGCTAATAACAAATTAAAGATTAACATTGATTCTGATACATCTGAAGCATTAAAACAAATGAAGGAAGTAACACAAGCTGCTAATGAATGTATGAAAGCATTTGAAAAGTTGGAAAGGGTTATGGGTAAGTTTACAAATCAAAATGAGACAGTTGAAATTTATTGTGATAGTAAAGTAATCGTACAATTTACGATTAAACAAACAACGGATTCTATCAAGATGACAGTAACTGATCTCAAGGGAGTGAGGTAATTGGACAGCATTTTAAACAGTAAGATTGCTGCACTTGGTCTTATACCTATTGATAAGAAAGCATATATCAAATACCTTAAGCCTCTTGAGAAAGTACACAAAAAAGCCGGAATAGATGTTAAGTATTACAAGCTGTATGGCGAGAAACCTATGTTTTATTCTGTGGAATATCTGGAACAAACATCAATAAAAGAATTACTGGAAAAAGATAAATGGAGAAAGGATATGAGTATAAGGAGTAGAGATGAATGATAGGAGTATTTACTTATCTTATTGTCGGTTTACTGTATACAACAATCAGGTTATATCCATCGATATGTGAGGTTGCACAAAAGCATGTGAACGATGTTGTGTGGTTGATAGCGACAATTGTTATATCGTTTGCCTTTATATTTTTATTAACTCCATTCTGGATTATCCTGTTTGCTTTTGATATAGCTAAGCTGTTTTATAAACGGAGAGGTAAGCTTCATGAATGAATACAAAACCAAACAACAAAAGCGTAAGTTCTATGACAGTGGTGAATGGAAGAGTACACGCGAACAAGTAAAGAAGCGAGACAACTATGAGTGCCAGGAATGTAAACGAAACGGTCGAGTACAAACAGATACCAATGAATACAGTGAGAGTGCAAAGCGCAAGAAGATACAGCTTGTTGTCCATCATATAAAAGAACTGGAACATCATCCTAATCTTGCATTAGACATAGATAACCTTGAAACAGTTTGTGTAAATTGCCATAACAAAGAACATGGAAGAATGTACGAAAAGAAACAAAATAAATGGGAACATGATGAGAAATGGTGATAACAAAACAAAAATAACCCCCCATTCGAGGATTGGGCTTTTTTTCGTCTTAGGGGCACCGGAGGAGGGGGTTAACTGTCAGGTTTTTTTCGATTTTACGCACGTAAGGGGGGGGGGTAGATGGCTATTAGTATTGTGAGGTTAAAAGAACAGCTCATGAATAGTATTGATATCACAGATTTAGTCGAAGTTGAAAAAGTAGAAAGATACATTGATCTGGTCAAAGCATTTAGAAAAATAAATAAAACCATTAATAAAGAAGGTGAATCTGTAACAGTAAAAAATGGTTCTCAAGTTTTTGTTAAAGCCCACCCTCTTATAAGTGAGAGGAACAAAATTAACAGTTCTTTAATTGCTTTAGGAAGAGATATAAAATTCGTTCCTAAAGTGGGTGCTTCTAATACGGGATACAGTCCAAGTGATTTAATATGATCAGGCAAAAGTATGTAGATAAATATATTGAGCTTTATAGGAGTGGGAAAATAAAGTTCAACAAAGAAAGAGAACTGTTAATTGACTATCTAGAAAAATATGTTTTGAACAGAGACGATTTGTATTTTGATGATGAAATGATTGAGAAGTGTATCCGTTTTGGAGAGAAATGGTACTTCCCGTTGCAAGCATTTCAGAAATTCTTAATAGCATTCGTTTTTTTGTTTTATAAGAAAAACGGACGTGTATTTTATCGTAAATTCTTGTGGATGCTAGGACGTGGTGGCGGTAAAAACGGATTAATATCTGTCATCATTCATTTTTTAATTAGTGAAATGCATGGTATCACGGAGTATAACATTTCCGTTGTTGCAAACAGTGAAGAGCAGGCGAAAACCAGTCCAGATGAAGTTCATAAATGCGTCAAACGAAATGAAATATTGCAACGAGCATTTAAAACCACATTAACTCAAACTGTCTCTAAAGCTACAGGAAGTATATTGAAGTTTAGAACGTCTAATGGAGATACAAAAGATGGTTTGCGTGATGGCGCGGTTGTATTTGATGAAATACATCAATATGAAAGCAATAAAGATGTTCGAGTCCACATTAGTGGTTTAGGGAAAAAGAAAAACCCACGCGAATTTTACATTGGTACAGATGGATATGTGCGTGATGGTTTCTTAGATAAGCAAAAAGAAAAAGCGATGAAAGTTTTAAATGGTGAAGCCCGTCCAAATGCTATCTTTCCATTCATTTGTAAATTAAATGATGAAAAAGAAGTCGATGATATCGATAATTGGGAAATGGCGAATCCAATGTTATCACATCCTTTAAGTGAGTATGCTGAGGGATTACTTGAAACGATAAAAGAAGAATACGAGGATTTGGAGGATGATCCAAGCAACCGAGAGGAGTTCATGACAAAACGAATGAACTTGCCGGTTACAAATTTGGAGCGATCTGTTGCGAAATGGTCAGAAATTCTTTCTACAAATCGTCCATTTCCTGATTTATATGCTCAAGAATGCATAGGGGCATTAGACTTTGCAAGTATTCGAGACTTTGCAGCATGTGGTCTTTTATTTAGACAAAATGGTGAATACATTTTTAAAACTCATTCCTTTGTTCGAAAAGAATTTGTTGATATCTATTACGGATATTCTAAAAAAGCGGGTGAATTTAAAAAGCAGAAATTTGCTCCTATAAAAGAGTGGGAAGAGCAAGGTTTACTAACAGTTGTGGATGAACCAACTATTAATCCTCAACACATTGTTGATTGGTTTGTAGAAATGCGAGAACAATATGGAATTAAAAAGATTATAGCTGATAACTTCAGAATGGAAGCAATAAGGCCATTATTAGTAGCAGAGGGGTTTGAAATAGAAGTTATACGAAACCCAAAAGCAATTCATAGTTTATTAGCTCCACGTATTGAAATGGCATTTGCAAATAAACAAATTGTTTTTGATGATAATCCGCTAATGCGTTGGTATACGCAAAATGTGTTGGTTGTTATCAAAGGTGATGGAAATAAAATATATGAAAAGAAAGAACCTGTACGTAGAAAAACAGATGGGTTTCAGTGTTTTGTTCATGCTCTTTATCGTGCGGATGAGATACAAGAAGCAACTGATTTTGTTATAGGTAACATTAAATTCTAATAAAGGGGGGTGATAACCATTGGATGGTTAGGTTCAGTATTTAAAAGAAATAAAGAACTAGAATTTATGCTAGATCTGGATTTGATTGCTGATACAGCAAATAGGCTTCACATGAAACGATTAGCACTTGATACATGCGTATCTTTTCTAGGAAGAACGATTAGTCAATCTGAATTCAGGGTAAGAAACGGTAAAACATTTGAGAAGAATGAGCTTTATTATCGACTAAACGTTAGACCGAATAAGAATATGACCGCAAGTACCTTCTGGGAAAGATTTATTCGTAAACTTATTTATGATAATGAATGCTTAGTCATACAAGCTGATGATGGTGATTTACTTATTGCCGATGGATTTCAGCATAACGAATATGTTGTATATGAAGATGCTTTCACAGACGTAACAGTAAAAGATTACACGTTTAAGAGAAGTTTTAAACAAAGCGAAGTAATTCACTTAAAGTATCGAAATGATAAATTATCTCCACTTATCGATGGATTATTTGCGGATTACGGAGATTTATTTGGTAGGATATTAAACTCACAGAAGCGTAAAAATCAAGTTCGTGGCACGGTTGATATGGATATGATTGGCGCTAAAACAGAAGAACAAATAGCGAAGTTACAAGAGTTTATAGACAACATGTATAAGTCGATTGGCTCAAAAGATATAGCTATTGTCCCACAACAAAAGGGTATTAATTATAACGAGATATACAACGGTGTTGCGAATGGCCCAAGTGTGGAAGAAATCAATAAAGTAACAAATGGTTTCTTAAATCAAGTAGCTATGGCATTTGGTATTCCAACAGCTCTGATATATGGAGAAATGGCTGATGTAGAAAAGCAAACGAAAAATTATATGCTTTTTACAGTACGGCCATTATTAAAAAAGCTATCTGATGAAGCGAACGTTAAATTCTTTGAAATGAGTGAATATCTTTTGGGACGAAGAATTGAGGTTAAGGCTGTTTCCTATCAAAGTATATTTGATCTTGCGACAAGTATTGATAAACTCATTTCTTCAAGTGCATTTACAGGAAATGAGATTCGATCAGAAGTAGATTCTGATGATCCAAACCTAAATATCCATCATATTACGAAAAACTATACAAAATTAGATGAATCTGAAGGAGGTGGGAAAGAAAATGACGGTGAAAATTGATGTTAAAGGGCCAATTATTTCAAATGATGAAGCTTGGATTTATGATTGGTTTGAAATGGATGCTACAAGCCCAGGTAAGATTTCAAAAGAACTTGAAAATGCAAATGGCGAGGAATTAGTTGTATCAATAAATAGTCCTGGTGGTTATGTAAATGAAGGTTCAGAGATTTACACGGCATTAAAAAATTATCCCGGTCATGTAGAAGTTCAAATTGTTGGTTTAGCAGCAAGCGCAGCATCATTTATTGCAATGGCTGCAGATAAAGTCCGCATTTCTCCAACAGCACAAATCATGATTCACAATGCTTCTATGTGGAATGGTGGTGATCATCGTGACATGGAAAAGGCGGCTGAGATGTTAAAAATAACAGATCGAGCAATTGTAAACGCCTATGTCATTAAAAGTGGTAAATCAGAAGAAGAACTACTTAATATGATGGCTCAAGAAACTTGGATGGGTCCACAACAAGCATTAGAAAATAATTTTGTAGATGAAATCATGTTCATGGAGAATCCAGTTAAAATGACAGCTTCAAGTGCCACTTCTACTATGATCCCGCAGAAAGTAATTGATGGTTTTAGAAATGGAACAATGGGAAAAGGTCAAGGAATTACAAAAGAAGATTTAAATACAGCATTATCAGGGTTAAAAGGTGAAATCCTGAATGATTTACAAACGAATACAAATCCAAAAGAGCTTATTCCAGAACCTGTTAATACAAAGCAGAATCTGAGTAAGCTCTTTTTAACTTTAGGAGGAAAATAAAATATGGTTATTAAATTCAATAACTTTGAAGAGAAGAAATTAGCTTTTGCGAAAGCAACACAGGAAGGTACAACAGAAGAACAATCGGCAGCATTAAATTCTATGATTGAAGCACTTGCTACAGATGTTCGTTCAGATATCTTAAATCAAGTGAATGAATCAATGGTAGATCGTTCTATTATGCAATCTCGCGGCGCTAATGTATTAACAAGCGAGGAAATGAAGTTCTTTAATGCAGTTGTGGAAGAAGGTGGCTTTAAGTCTACTGAAACTTTACCTAAAACAACTCAAGAACGAATCTTTGATGATTTAGTTGAAGATCATCCTTTCTTACAACATATTGGTTTAGAAAATTTAGGGGCTGTAACAGAATTCATTTACGGCGATCCAGAGGGTGCAGCAGTATGGGGACCGTTATTTGATGGTATTAAAGGGCAACTAAATGCTACATTCCGTAAAGATAGCATTTCACAACTTAAATTAACAGCGTTTATTCCATTAGCAAACGACATGTTGAAACTTGGACCGGTATGGGTAGAACGTTATGTTCGTACAATGATTACAGAAGCAATGAAAGTGGGTTTAGAACGTGGATTTGTAGCTGGTACAGGTAAAAATGAACCTATCGGGTTATTAAAAGATCCAAGTGGAAGTGTTGTGAATGGAGTATATCCAGATAAGAAGCCAGTAGGCACTTTAACGTTCGAACCAGGTCGTAAAACAATCAATGAATTAAAAGGTGTTGTTAAACTACTAGCTAAAAAATTAAATGCTGATGGTTCGGATGCAGATCGACCAAAAAATATTGCTGGTAAAGTAGTTGTGGTAACTAATCCGTTTGATACTTTTGATATTCAAGCGAACGCAACAATTCAAAATGCGGCTGGAGTATATGTAACAAGCTTGCCATTTAATCCTATCCTTACAGAATCGGTGTTTGTACCTCAAGGGAAAGTATTATTCTTTGTTAAGGGTCAATATGTTGCAGCGATGGGTGGAACAGAGCCAATCAAAAAATATGAAGAAACACTAGCTTTAGAAGATGCGACAGTTTATATTGCTAAACAATATGCTACAGGTAAACCAAAGGATAAATACACTTCACAAGTTTACACATTGAAACTTGAAGAAGTAACGCCACCAACACAAGGATGATGTGAATGGATACAGTAATTTCAAATGAAATATTACAGCAATTCAAAGATAGGATGCGATTAGGTGATGACGAAGACGATAACCTAAGACGTATCCTTTTTGCATCCAATGAGGCTCTAATAAAAGTGTGTGGATCGTATGACATAACCAAAGATGAGACGTTCAAAGAATTAGTTTTTGAGCGTTCTCGTTATGTTTACAATGATGCACTTGAGTATTTTACTAAGAATTTTTTAACCGAAATTAATAGTTTTGGCATTGCAAAAGCTTTAGAAGAAATAAAATTGGACGGTGATTAATATGCGTCCTTTTCAGTACAAAAAACCACTGAATTCCGGTGATTTTAGAAATCGAATTAGCATTGAACAACCTGTAGTAATAAAAGATGAATTAAACCAAGTAATCGAAACAGATTGGCAAGAAGTAAAAAAAGCATGGTCAATGATAAAAACGGTGAAAGGATCTGAGTATATTGAAGCTTCAGCTTCACAGGCTACACGGGTTTATCGCTTTGTAATGCCTTATACATCAGGAATTACAGAATTAATGCGAATTAAAATGAAGGGTCGTATATTTGATATTATCGAACCGCCAATGAATGACGATGAAATGTATCAAACATTGACTATTATCGCAAAGGAGCATACTTGATATGAATGATTTTGCGAGTGAACTTGCTAGAGAATTACAAAGATATGCGAATGTTGTGGAAGAAAACTTAGAAAATGAAATTGATGAAGTGGGAGATATTGCTGTCGGTAAGTTAAAGCAAGGTAGCCCCAAAAAAACAGGTGCTTATCGTAAAGGGTGGCGTAAGAAAAAAGAAGGTAATGGTGTTGTCCTCCATAATACGCAAGGACAACTAACGCATCTTTTAGAAAAGGGACATGCGAAAGTCGGTGGTGGTCGAGTTCCAGCACAAGTTCATATTCGTCCAGTTGAAGAGTATGTAATTGATGAATTGCCAAAACGTATCGAAAGGGCGGTTCAACAATGACATTAGGAGAACTAACAAAAATTCTTGAAGCTACAGGTTATCCTGTGGCTTATTCGCATTTCACAGCAACGCCAACCAATCCAGTTCCAGCGCCACCTTATATTTGTTTCCTTGTGGATGGTTCAGCCAATCTCATGGCTGATAACAAGGTCTATCACAAGATAAATGATTTAAATATAGAGCTTTATACAACTAAAAAAGATTTAGTTGCAGAAGCCAAGCTTGAACAAGTCCTAGACGATCATGAAATTCCTTATGATTCGTATGGGACTTTTATTGAATCTGAAAAGTTGTATCAAAAAAATTATGAAACGAGGTTGATGTAAATGAATGAAAACAAAGTAGCCTTTGGTTTGAAAAATGTCCATTATGCACTCTTTGATATTAAAGATGGTGTCGTTACATTTAGTACACCAATTCCATTGCCAGGTGCGGTTGAATTAACGTTTGATCCACGGGGGGATTTAATTGAATTCTACGCGGATGACATGCTTTACTATGCAGCAGCGAGGTAAAGTAGCGACAGAGTTTTGGTTACATCCGAAAGATCAAACTGATGCTGATAAAATGATTGAAGATATTGCTAATAGAGTAGCTACTAAGGATTACGATAAAAAAGTAACAGAGTTAGAAAGAAGTATCAGCGCTACTGAAAAAGGCGTTTCAATTATTACTGGAAAACAAGAAACGTTTATGAATGAGACGTATAATGCCTATGTAAAGAAAACAGAATCTAGGTTAGAAGTGTTAGATGAAGGGATTCTAGCACAGATTTTAAAGGATGGCATCATGACTTCTATCAATATGTCACCTGGTACGGTTACAATTGATGCCCAAAAACTGAATATTAATGCCGATACAATAGTTAAATGGCTAACAGCAAAAGGAATCAACGCTGATGTCATTAAAATCAGTGGTGATAAAGTAACCATTGATAAAAATGGTATTACAGCAAAAATCGCTGACTTCTTTTTTGAAGA